CCAAAGTTTAACGCCTTTGTATTTCGCCAATGCAGCCGAAGTAGCTAAAGAGGTACCAGCGTAGCCAATCGTTTGAGTACTTACAACGGTCTTAGCAACAAACCCGTCCTTTATGTGGGCTGTAATGGAATCAATTACCTCACGCACCGCCTGACTTCTTAACGCAATAAACAAATCGTCTACGCTTGGATAATCGTTTTGGTCTACATAAGATGAAAGTTCGGAGTAAGTGACTTTGGTATTTAGGTAGGTATTTGCGGCCGTACTAATGTCGGAGCAACCACCTTGCAATCCTATAAGTGTTTCTAAGCAAGTCATATTGCAAATTTAAGTAAAAAAAAAGGGGTTAGGTATTAGCCCAACCCCTTCAGTTTTAGGTTAATCAATTACTCGGCACAACCAGCCAAATCATCACAGGTCACTTGAATCGGGGCAAGTCCTTTTACGCCTTCAAAGTTGCTTCCAACTTGGTAAAGGTATGCTGGGGCTGTGTAGTATTGGTATGTCGCACGTATGTTAATCTTCCAATCATCACACAAACGCTGCATACGGTAGTCAAACTTCATGCCCGTAGCTGGATCGAAGATAGTATCTGCGATGTTTGAAGAATCGGACAACTTGTTAAAATCTGCTTCGTACAAAGAGAACCCAACAGGAACGATAGAACCAAGACCAACGGCAAGGTTTGTAGCGTTTACAGATACTAAAGCAGCGGCAAGGTGACGGTCATAAACCGCGGCAAGACCGAAACGCTCAATTATAGCCATCAAGTCATATCCAAGTCCATCTTGTGAACCTCCAGCTATTGCCTTACGCAAGTAGCTTGCCAACTCATTCGCTCCAAAGATGGAAGCCCCGTTTATGCGTGACATCAAAAGTGCGGTTTGGATTTGCTCGAATAACGCGGAGTTAACTGGACGTGCATCCGTACCGTTTGCCAAAGTAGTATTCACTTGAAGAATACCGCCAGCCAAATTAGTACCCGTAATGTCTGCGGTATCTTGTGACCATGCACCGAATTGAGTAGCAGCAGCCAAAGCAAGACGCTCACTTTCTTTCTCCTTAATGCCGTTAATAATCTTTTGAACTTTACGGGCAACAAAAGCGCTATTCTCTTCGCAAGTACCAACCAAATCGGAAGGGCTAACTGTGAAGTCTTTACCTACGTTTAATGTGGTATCAAAGCTGTAAGTTTCAACAAAATCACACTCGGTGTGAGAAGCATCACAACCCGAAGTGTTCTCGTTGATGTCGGAAGTTAGGAATGGTTGGTCATAAACAATCTCAACCTGACGCACTTTTGACGCGCCTGTTAAGCCTTTGATTGTTGATGCTGAACGGTTACCCTCGCTCATTACGTGGGTAAGGAATGGCAACGCAATGGAAGCCATATTGTTTTGGTTAGCAAAAGCAGAATCCAAAGAGTTCTGTATTGCTGGGCAATTTACGATTTCGCACAATGATTGTGACATGATGTTTTAGTTTTAAGGTTTGATGTCATGCAGTAGGCCGCAATCCTCGCCAAAAAACATTTTAGGGTATGTCACACCCAAAGTGTACTCGTATTCTTAATGCCTTGCAGCTACCTTCTTGACGTTATTCTGTCCGATTGGTGGCGTGTAAGTGGTGGCAAAGTTAGGAACTTTTTTTGAATCAATAACTGCACCCAATTTTGACTCTTCAAACTTGGCTTTAATCACTTCCTCGTAGGTAGCTGGCTCACCACTTTTAACTTTTGATTTGATTAATTCGCCTTTAATATCGCGAACAATCGGGTTGCCTTCTTCGCTCAAATCAAATTTGAATGTTTCGTTCAAATCGGCTTTGAATCCCTTTACGGCTAATGCGCTTGCGGCTTCTGAAAACTTCAATCCTTTTAGCACGTTCTCAAATTCGCCCTGAATCTTACCCGTACGCTTTTCAGAAATTACGTTTTCTTTGAACTGGTTAAATTCGTTTTTAGTTCCTTCATGCAAGCCGCTCAAATCTTCAAGTTGCTTCTTGTACTTATCCAAATCACCTTTGAACTTAGCCTCTGCCTGTTCAGCGGTCAAACCTTTTGCGGCTTCAAGTTCGGCAAATCGTGACTTAACCGCGCCCGCAAAGATTGATGGCAAATCGGTTAGGTTCTTATCCTTTAACTCTGACGGGTCGATTTCAACCCCTATATCCTTAAAGCCCTTTTTAATGGCGTGGGAAACTTTGCCGTTCAATTCGCCCAACGCTGTTGAATGCCTTTCTGTTGGCACGTACTTAGCGTTTATTTCTTCTTTAACGGTATCAATAGTGGTGTCGGCTGTTATGGTAACGCCCAAAAAGTCGGCAAGGTCTTTTACTTCAATTGGCATCTGCTTTTGGTTTACGGGTTTGTTTTGGTTTTTCAATTGGCGTTTCAAATTCCTCCAACGGCAACGGTTCGGGCTTCCTTACTTTAGGCGCAAGGTACTCAAACCTTTTGGCAAGTTGGGTAAATTCGTCTTTGGTTAATTTCTCCTCTAAATTCGGGTCGCTTACTTCGATGCTTTTGATGTTTGGCAGTTTAAGTAACCGACTAAAGAACTCACCCGTTAGGGCTTCATAGTTAAATAGGCGCAATTCCTTACCGTTAACTATGCACTTGATTAAAGTTTTTTTAGGCATTCAAGATTTGATTGGTTAATAGCGAATTAGGCACAAAGGTATTCAATTTCGCCCTTTCTACAAGTTTTGCCACACGTTCGGCATTATCCAACTCCAAGAACTTAGGGTCTTCTTGTATTAACTCCTGTGCAATCTGAATAGACGAATCATGTAGGGTAATTTGCCACGGCTCAATTGAATTGGTTGCCTTACGCAATGCGATGGCCGTATCACTTAGCGCAAACAACTTGTCTGCGATAACGATTGAACTTAGTACCGCCTGTGCATCCACGTCTGAACTTAGTAGGTTGTTCATTAACTGGAAGAACAAAGTGTGCATAATGTATGCGGGTGCTTCGCTATCCCTTGCCATCTTAATCTGCTCCCAAATGTCGGCTTCGGTTCTAAAGTCAAACGTCTGCGGGTAAATCAAAGTCGGGGCAAGGTTGGCATCTTCATAGCGTTGGAATGCTATCCTGTGGTTAGCAAAGTCAAACACATCAAATATCTGCTCACTCACGCCTTTGACAAACGAAAACATAGACTGCTGGTCTATTGCCATGCCTGTTGCTGTCATATCCTTTGAGCCTTTCACATCGCTTGTGGACGTTTGAAGGTGCAGAATAGACCGCGCTTCTTTAGTGTCAATATCCACTTGCTCACGCACAAAAGACATTGCATTGGTAGACGGCTCAACGTATTCGACAAGTGGGTAGTTGCTTGCTTGCCCTTCGCTGAATCGGTCTGAATCAGTCCAAAGCAAAGTACCCATCGGGCTAACTGGGCGAAGTGCTCCCGTACCTTGACACGCCCCACACGTGCCTAAATCTTTGCCCGTTTCAATCGAAATCAAATGTCCGTTTTGGCAGTTGCTTACTTCATCGTGGAACTCACACTTTGAAGCCTTCATTATCCTAAACGGAAATGCGCTATTAGCTATTGATAGCTGCAAGTAGTTTCTATTCGTTAGGGCTAAGTTCAGCAGACCAACCGCGTAATAAAAAGGACTTACCCAATAGATACTGCCATCGGGCGAAATCTGTGGAACTCCTTTTAATTCAATAACAGGAAGTATACCCTCACCGTGTGCAAAGTATTCAAAGATTGCATAAGTGTTTTCGGTTTGCTTGCCAACTTGCTCAATCCTCCAAATGGTTTCGCGAGTGTATAAATACATAACTCGCCCCGTTCTATGTTCTTTTCCGTTGTACTCGACCCGTGACATTTCAGCACTCACGCAAAGGGCATAGTGGCCACTTTTGTAGTCGATAACCTTATCGCTGGCATAGTAGTAAATTGTTGGCTCAAATAGCTTTTGGTCATCAACTCTACTTTCACCATCCTCATTTTCCACATACTCAAATCCATGCGGCATAACGGCAACCAAACCGTTTGCATCTTTTGTTTTGATGGACGGTAATACGCCCTTCACAAAGGTTTCAACAGACCCATAAATAGGCAAGTCGGTAAGTAGGTACTTCATCAAATCCTCACTTCCCTCTTTTGGTATTACTTGCCAGTTGGAATCAATAAACGCCCGACCAATTACCGTTAGGTAGTCTTGGAATACTTGCGATGTGGTATTGGTATAATTGTCCTTTATATACTTTTGCTGCTCCAAATCTTGGTTCGGGGCGCGGTTTCTAAATAGCTTTTCGGGGAATACGTTAGGGTCTGCATGGACAAGTATAGAATTGCGCTGCTCTATTGCGGCAACGTAGCCATCCCGATACTTAGGAATATCACCTTTCTTAGTGAATTTCTCAACTTCCAGAACATTATCTAAAATTCGCCTAACATCAACCTCGTTCATGCTGCTTTTTCCATTACGATATAAAAGTCAGTCAATTGGCAGCCTGACTTCTTGCCGCCACACCGTCCTGTTACTGGCCTATCTTGAGGACGTATCTTTATATTTCGTGCCATGCCACAAAGTTAGTTAATTTTTAACGCCTTATATTGGCGTGCAAATGATGTCTACTTGCGCCCCTTCGATACTTTTGTTTTTGTAAAGGTTGCGATATTCATAGCCCATTGAATCCAACAAGGCAAGCAAAGACGCGCGGCTTTGACCTTGTCGTTCTAATGCGCCCTCGTTAACTTCAATTAACATGGTAGGTGCAAACTTCTTAATTGTTAACGCTGCACCTATTAACGCTTTAACCTCCATGCCTTCGCAATCCATTTTAATAAAATCGCATTCTGGTAGGTTAATCGAATCCAAAGAAACGCATTGAATGTTACCCTCTGCGATAGCGTGAGTAGCCCCAGCGTTGATTTCGTAAGCTAACCCGATGGTGTGCTTCTTATCGCTTACCCCACGATTAAAGCATACCGTGTTATCCTTGCCTTTTAAATTATACTCCAAACATTCAAAGGCTTTCGGGTTTGGCTCAAATGCGTAAACAGAACCACGCAATCCGACCCGATTAGAATAGGCAATGGTATGGTCACCGATATAAGCCCCAATATCAACTACGGTGAACCCGCGATGTATAAATTCATCTAATAGCGGTAACGTACTGCGGTCGTGATCTAAGCGTTGGTTTTCAATTACCCACTTGCTTATGTGAGTATCGTCCTCAATTAACGCTACTTTTTTACCGTTGGAAAATTCGTGTATAATCATTTTATTGCGTTTAGAACATCGTTAGTAATACCTCCCCAACTCCAGAACTGCATTGCTTTTATCTTAGGCATATCCGCTCCGTTGGTGTCTTTAAACACGTAACCTTTTGGCTCATGTACTTCGGTATATGCACCCATCACATTAAACTCCGAAAATGAACGATAAGGCAATCGGCTAAGGTAAGTGAATAGCGGTAATTTATGAACTTGCTCTAAATACATACACACGTTTTTGAGCGTCTTTGTGTGGTAAACTAAAGGCATCCTACGCATATATTCCCACTCGATAAGATATCCCATTGCTTTCTCTGTAATCGGCTGCCAAGGGCAAGTAATTTCTGAATAACGGGTTTTCCAAATTATCGGCTTGCCATTCTCAAAATACTCTTTAACATCCAACGGCTCAGTCGCAATCACATCGCTATCCCAAAAGACAACGGCATCGGCATCGGTATACTTCCACGCTTCCAACTTAGTTAGCTGCTGGCCAATATATCCATCGGGTAAGTCAGGCACTTTGATAACCTTTTCGGCCGTGAGGTGTTCCAATCCGCGTGGGTTCGGAGTGCAAATAACGATATTACGATAACCAGTTACGTGCTTTTGAATTGATGCAAGGGCTAAGTGTAGCCAATCGTAATCCTTAACGTAAGTTCTCACAAAAATATCTATTTGCATTTTGCTTGAATAAATCTAAATACAGTATTGTTTATATCCTCTGGCCGCCCTCTTTCTAAGTAGTTTTCCACCCAGCTAAAGTGCCGTGTCATTCTATGCCATTCCTTTGCATCATATTGAACTTGATGGCGTTCGTGCATAAAGATAGGTTCTTTGACCAGAAACAATTGCACGCGGCTCATAATGAACCGATAAGGTAGCCAATAATCCCACCAAGTTTGCCCCATTGCAAATAGCGTGTGAGGTATCAAATCGTAATAGTCGGAGTGAATAAAGAAAACGTCAAAGCCATTAGGGTATAGCTTTTGGTCTTGGAAATCTCGGTTAAAATCCGTTCGGTTGCAGAATACTAATCCATCTTTGCACTTGCTGAAATACTCCGATACCGCACCACTTAGAATAATGTCGCTATTGATTAGCATTATTGATTCAAACCCGTTATTCCTTGCGTAGTCTATAAATGAGCCAATCAGAATATAAGGTGCTTTATAAAGACCTTTGGTTGTAATCGTTACCTCGATAAACTCAATATCGTAGCGGTCTTTAAGTAGCGAAATTTCGCTGGCCGTATTCAAAGATATAACTCGGCAACCTTGCGCCTTCCAACTTTCTACTGCTTTTATTTGTGCGTCACCAATCGCGTGGCGTGGTGAAATAGACGTTAGTGCAATCAATTCGATGTAGCTAAAAGTATATCCCTTTCAGAACTCAACTCAATCCCGTAGCACCAGCTTTCATCTTTTGAATTGCTTACCCCATACATAACAGCGTTACAAGGTTTCAAAGTGATGGCAACTACCATTAGTCGTTCCTGTTCCTTATCCATTTTGAGGTAAACAAATTCTCCGATATTAAACTCGATAACGTGACCCGTTTTGATAAGCATTTGGCAAAATTAAACTATATTCCCAATAGTTTACGGGTTTTTGCATCGGGCTTATAGAATCCTTTGGCTATTGCTTCTTTGAGCGTGGCAGTTGGTACTGCAGCTTCTGAAACGGGTAATATGGAATGCTGGCAATTATACCCACCAGCATAGGCAAAGATTGTACTTGAATCCGTAGCGCGATTCATGCCCGCCCATCCTTTGCCCGTATTGCATTCACCTAAATTCTCTTTGTTGCCCCAGCTTTCAATCTCTTTTTTATGATACCATTTGCCGTTGCGTTTTTCACAAAAGCATCTGGTCGTGTCCATTAAACCTCCCGTGTACCGATACCACTCCAAGCCTAAGTCTGCAGCTATAATCTCGGTAAACGCCCGATCCGTTACTCCAATCGTATCGGTTACAAGTTGCCGCGAATAAGCAAGTAAACGCCCGTCATAGTTAGGTGTGCCAACTATGCTATCCGTAACGCTTACCAATAAATCGGAGTAACTCGCTTTGGTTTCGATTCCTGTGAGTAGCGTTTCAAATACAGGATTTAAAACGGCTTCATCTATACCGTTCACTAATTGCCCGACTAATTGCGCTCGTCTTGCTGCGTAGGTTTGGGCTGCAAATGTGGTTTCTATTCCTTGCCCGCCTAAAGTTGTCATGTAGGCTGTGGACGTGGCTTGCTGCTGAATGAAGTCTTTATTCAACTCACCTATCACCGTAGCATATTCGCCCTGTGTCATGTAAGCCCGTAAGTCCTCAAGTATAGCCGTAACCGTTCTAAGGTTTGCACCTGTTTGGTCAACTACTCCGTTGGTAGTGGTTAGCTTAGCCATTAACCGCGTTAATCTTGCGGCTATCTTCGGCTGTATACCCGTCACTCGATTAACCCAACTGTCAGGAATTGTTGTTAACCCGTCAACTTTGGCTTTAAGTAATTCGGCTGCGGTTGGCATACTTTACAATTCAACAAGCGTATAAGTCACGTAAACATCTATGTTACTATCCCCAGCCGTTGGGTTGCCAACACCAACAAATACTTCCAAATCAACACCGTCAATAAATTGGGTTTGCCCGGCCGTTGGTGCTATGTTTATATTTAGGTTACTTATTTTTGAAAGTGTTGCCGCTAATGGTGCTGCGCTTGACCCGATAGCAACATTTGCCCCAACCGCACGAACCGAAAGGCTTGTATTGGTAGCATAAGCCACGGTGTTAAAATCTACTCCGCATTGAATGCTTAAAGGCTGAACAAAATACCCAACAGGGACGGTAATTCCAACGGCCACCGAAGTAGTGAACAATGTCAATACTTGTGCCGTTGGAATGGTAATTTTTACCGTCTTAATCTCGCTAATTAGGTTCAAACTATTAGCCTGTGCCACAGCTTCATTAAAGGGCGTTTGTGTGGTGTCACCGCTTGCTGTGAATGTCATCACTTGGTCGGCCGTTGTGATTGCTGCGGCTGCCTTAGCTGGTAAATTATTGACGTTAATACTTGCCATCTTTATATCGGTTTAGGGATGTTTATTGTCTTGCCTGTTGATGTGTTTATTATGGGCTTGCGTGTGCCTACGTTTACCTCTAATGCAATTCCTTCGACATCGCATCCCAAAGGCACACCGTCTGCACATGGTCGTTTCTCGGTTAGTTCTACGGCATCGCTAAAGATATAAGTAGCAACCCCGAAATCTACCTCATCGCTCCAGCTTATTGATGGCGGTTCTTCATCTTCACAGAATGAAGCCCTACTATCTAAATAGACGTTATCAAACCCAAGGGTTAACCGTATAAAGTCATGCACGTATTCGGGCGCACCGTAAGCAAAAGACCGCGCCTTTCGAGTACGCATATAGGTAGTCTTTTTCTGGCCTGTGCTGAACTCATAAGCTTCACGGGTAGTTGGATAAGTCGAAGTTCTCAAAGTTGATTCTAAGCGAATAGACGGGTTAAAGCCCGTGCCAACAAATCCAAAATTAAACTGGTCACCATTGCCGCAAGCTGAAACAAGTACGGTGCATTGGCAAAAAGTATCTTTCAATTCAAACGCCACGCTTGTGTAAGTAGCTATTGGAGTAACCGCTTCAATAGTGAAATCGGTAATCAACACAAAGTGCAAAGTAGCAATGTCCAA